TGACACTGGTGTTAAAATAAGCATTACTTTCCAGACTAATTTAGATGATAACAATTCTAACTATGTACACAGAACCCTTAGACAATGGGCAGATTTAGTTTACAACCCTCTAACAGGTGCTATGGGTCTTAAATCTACTTATGCGGGAGGAACTTATATCTTAGTTAGCATCTTCAATAAACAAGGAGACGTTTTCAGAAGAATGAAATTCTTGAATTGCTTTCCTACTGATAACCTTACTCCACTTCCTTTAACATACGAAGGAGGGGGAAATACACCTTACACAATCACCGCTAGATTTAGAGCGGATTATTTCGAGGACGTATTTAATTAATAATTCACCAAAAAGAATATATAAAAGGCTTATCCTACCGATAAGCCTTTTTATTTGATTCATTTCTTTTAAAAGGAAACCAAACTCTAATATGGACGACGGTGACGAACAAACTGAAAAAACTAAAAAACAAAGAAGACAGACTGGTTTTATACAAAGATACCTCGCTAATGTTAGCAATGTTCTTTCTCCCATTTGGGTACGACGCCCTGTTCAAGCTAATCATGGATCTAAGTGGTTCTTACTGGGTTGCAGATGCAGTCTTTTACTCCATTTCCGGCTGTTTTTGGTTGTCTTATATCTTACTTACGAGATACTTAAATAAATCTAAGTAGTATTTTTGAATCTTATTTTATCTTCCATACTAAAAGAGAGGATAGATAAAATAAAAAAGATTTATGGATCAAAATTTAGATCAACAGGCATTAGACCAGCTCGCTAAAAGAGAAATGGAAAGTGGATTAGATTATGATGCACCTCCTATTCAGGAAGAAGCTCCAAAATCATTAGGAAAAGCATCCTTCGTTGAAGAGATGCTTGATATCTCAGGGATGAGTTCTCCCTGGAAAAAATTGCCTATTGCAAATCTTCCCTCTGAAGGTTTTGGATATCCCGAAGGCATGGAGCTTTCTATCAGATCTGCAGAGGTTGGAGAGATCAGACACTTTTCAACTATTGACGAAAATGATCCTATTGATATCGATGATAAAATAAATCATATTATTTCTAAGTGCTCTAGTGTTAAATGGGCAGAGGGTACGCTAAGTCACCTTGATCTATATCAAGAGGATAGATTCTATATTTTTATGTCAATTCGTGATTTAACATTTGTTAAGGGCGAAAATCGAATTTTTATTCCTATTAAGAATCCTTGTAGCAAGGAGGGATGTCCAATCCCAAATGATATAGAACTTACATCAGGAGTTCTTTCGTCATTCAAATTGGATCAAAAGATTAAAAAGTATTACGATAAAGACAATGGATGCTTTAATTTAATTCCAAAAAACGGAGAACCCCCAATTCAGCTCTTTATCCCTACTATCGGGGTATCTACTAAAATTAGAAAGATCCTAAAAGAAAAATCAGATAAGGGTAAAAAATATGACGAGACCTTTGCTAAGGTTTCCTCGTTCTTAATTCCTAATTGGAGAGAACTTGACGAGAAGAGCTATAACGAATATGAAAACATCTCTAAAGGATGGACGTACACACAATTTGTTTTATCAGATTCAGCGTCAGATCAAATAACTTTTGCTACCAAAAATTCATTAGAGGTTAAATGTAGCAAGTGCGGTGCTGAGGTCACCGCTCCTATCCGATTTCGCGGAGGAATCCGATCCCTTTTCATTGTTTCAGATATCTTTGGACAACTACTTTGATATAAAGTATAAGTTTGCTAGAGATCATGGTATTTCATTTTCTGAGCTAGAAAAATTACCTTATTTTGAATTTCAGATTATTTTGAATAAGATTAATACTGAAATAGAAGAGAAGAATCAAAAGGCTCTCCAGGAGAAAGAAGGGTTAGTTCCAATATTTAATTTGGGGAAGAGATAGTTTTATCAATATATAGAGCAAATAATCTCCAGCGTTGGCAGAAGAAAAAAATCCAGATTTAAGTACCGATACTAAAAAGGTAGACTATTACAACCAGAGGGTCGAGGAATTAAGAAAAGATAGGTTCGAGGTTGCTGAGATCCCTGCCCCTGCTTTCGATATAGCAAAAAGATACGCACAGCAGGGTGTGTTTCAGCCTTTTGGCATGATTAACTTTGTTGATGAACCTGGAAAAACAAAGGACCAGCAATTTATAGACAGAGCTGCTGAAAGAGTAATTTTTGGAGCTACCCATTTTGTTAAAGAGCTAAAAAACTATACACCAGATCAATTGCTAGACAAGGGAATTGATACCTTTGGAAGTTTTGAAAGATCTGATTCTGTTAAAGCATTAAAAGATTCCACTAAGATGTCCTTTGTTACTGTGAAGCAAGGTCTAGAGGAATTAAACTATGCTATTCAATCAGGAGAGGAAGATGCAGAAGATCCATTCAAAAACACATCCCTTAAAAAGTTAAATCCGGATGATATAGGGGCATTACTTGATTCCACAATAATTAAATTTGTTAAGGAATTGGGTTTAAAAAGGGATGATGAAGCTCGGGATCAATTATATCTGGAAAATGCGGATCGTGCTTTATCTAAAATTACTGTACAGGCAACAGATGCAAATGTTGTTAAGGAGGCTGAATATCAGGAGAGATTAAGAAAGGCTCAACAAGAAGATGATTTAGCAACTTCTTTGATGACCAGTAAGTCCGGGTCAAAGGTATCAACAGATAAAACAAAAACTGAAGAAAAACCAGCCGAAATTAAATCAATAGAAACTCCGGTGGTGCCAGTCACTCCAGCTCCTACTGCCGCTGCGGATACACAAAATCTAAAGCAGGAAACCCCATTGGCTCCGGTGGTAAATCAGGAGGCTAAGCCAGCACAAATAAGCGAAACAAATTTAGGTATGGAAAAGGAGCCAGAGGTCGTTGCTCCCCCAGTACAAACTACCACGGAAACCGGACCCACTGTAACAGAAACAGCACAATCCCCAGTTACTGAAATAGGAAAAGAAAGCACAGCTGAAGGAGAAGCTATGAATTTTGCTGATAACCCTCTGCTTTCAGAATTCGGAAAGGCTTTAGGATTTAGCGAATCTGATATGCAAGAGGTTTTTGGAGGAGCGGGAGCATCTCAAATAGCTCAAGGACTTAGAGGGGAATTAACAGGTAAGGCCCCGGAATCTGTTGCAAACATAGTTAACGAATCTACCTCAGAGGGGGTTAAACAACCAGAGCCTCCTGCCCCTGCAACCAAGGTATCTGAACCCACTAAAATGGCTACTCCCGCACCGGCAGCTACTATACCTACTCCCACTCCAGCTGCTCAAGAAAATTCTGCGGTTTCAGAACCAGAAAAACCAGCTGGCGAGACCACACCTCCCCCCGCTGCTCCAGCCACAGAAGAGAAAAAAGAAGAAACAAAAGCTGCTGAGGAGTCTAAAAAAGAGGAGGACAAAACCAATGCTGAGCTACTTAAAGTAATGAAAGACATCCTCAGAACTTTACAGAGTCCATTAATCATGACGGACGCAACTCACAAGTTTCACTAATTGCATTTTTTCTTTTGAAACTTTCTTCGTATATTTGTGTAGTAATACATAAAGATATGTCAGAAAGCCAAAAATTATATCGTCTTAATGATGAATTTAAGAAATCCATAGTGGATTATCTTATGAACCCATTTGATTCTAGCATAGAAGTTCTTAAACTTTTGGAAGAGAAAGAAGCATTTTCAGAGGATGAAATAAATCAGGTAGTTTCTCTTCTAGGTAAGTTTCCTGCTTATTCGGTATATCCATTAATAGATCAATTCAAAGGAAACTTAAAAGTGGAAGAAATTGGAGGAGAATAAAAATTACGTTGAACACTCTTTAGAAATTTGCTCAGACGAAAAGCAATTCAAACTCGATGTTGTATATTTGAGAATGGCTAAAGAATGGGCAACAAATTCGAAATGCAAAAGAAGTCAAGTAGGATGTTTAGTCGTTAAAAATAAAACTATTATTTCTGATGGCTATAACGGAACACCTACTGGATTTCCTAACGAATGTGAGGACAGTGACAATAACACATTAGGATATGTTTTACATGCAGAGGCAAATGCTATTACAAAACTAGCAAAGAACACTGTTAGTGCTTTTGAAAGCACCATGTATGTTACGTTATCCCCGTGTTATGATTGTGCTAAGCTTATAATTCAATCTGGAATTAAAAGAATAGTTTTTTCTGAATTTTACAGGAATACTACCTCTTTAGATTTGCTTAACCAGGCAGGGATTGAAATTATTTATATTAAGTTGTAAACCCAAAAAACCTATTCCAAAAATGGCAAAGAGCATCCAAGAACTAGCAGAAAAATTTTTACAGACGACACAAGAAAAAGATTTTAAATCTTTGTATGATCGAATAAAGCCCGGACTATTGAATCACTGTAAATCTATTCTGATAGATGAAGAGGTTGCTCAAGATGCAGTTTCTAAAACATTTGAAAAGATTTGGGTAAAGGTTGCACAATACGATCCAGCCAGAGGTAATTTTTCAACTTGGGCTTATAACATAGCAAGAAACGAATCTCTTTTGATTAAAAAGAATTCTAAAAAATTTACTCCTCTTGTTTATGAATCTATCGAACTAGATGGAAAGGATCATGACGAGTTTATTCCTCTTTCCGATATCACGCCAGAAGATATTTTTAGTGAACCTGATTGGGAATTAAAAAATTCTGAAGGAGGATTTGATGACCTTTACGAAGAGGTTGTCGAGAAGATGAAAAATCTTCCTGCTATTTATAAAGACATCCTAATAGACAGAGAGCTTCATAAAATGAAGTATCAAGATATAGCTGATAAATATGACATGAAGAAGAGAGCGGTTGCAACGAGAATCAGAAGAGCACGTATCAAAATCAGAGAAATGTTTCCTGGAATTAAATTAAACTTCATCGATTAATATGAAATACTTTTTATCTAGCATTTTTAAAGTTTTTGGGGTCATTAGAGACATCAAAAATTATTTCTTTCTAAGAAGAATAATAAAGAGAGAAAGTGTGAATTCTCCGATCTGGTCTAAGAATAATTTAAGGGTGGATTGGATAGGAAGAATTTATACAGTGGTCAATTTACCTCCAGAGGTTACCATGTCGCCAGATCTTCCTAGAGAATTGTGGCCAGCATATTTAATTGAACAAAGCAAAGGTATAAATGAATATCTCACCTCTTTAAACCTACACGAGATAGTTATTCCTGAGTACAAGGAAATTCCAGACACCACGTCTTATTTATTGATTTATTATCCATATTTAAGAAATTTGAGTTGGTGGTGGATTTTTTCAAGAACAATTTTTTGGACACTAGTTTTTTACGTCGAAAATAAAACACAGTGGATCTCCTCAGCATACCACTGGATAATATCACATACCTAAATTTGGAAAACACAAATATTGAGAGAAAAAGCTATCCCTGGGGAAGAGCTTATGAGGTTGTTAGAGATCATCAGACAAAATTAGTTTTACCTTCCGTTACAACTATTTTAAAGCTCATCACTGAGCCTAAATTCAAACACTTAAGAGAAAAGTTCGGCGAGCAAAGATGGCAGCAGATACTCGATAAAGCATCTTTTAGAGGAACAGTTATGCACAACATGCTTGAACATTTTCTGCTAGAGTATGCGATTTCTAGATCGGTAGATAATAGTCTAGAAGTTGCACAAAAAATTGCTAAAGAGGAGGAAGAGAAGAGTCCAGAAAAGTTAGACATAATAAAAAAAGGAAGGGATCTTTTTTGGAATTTCTACCATGAAGAATTTTGGAAAGATATTAAGTGTGTTCTACACAACGAGCTTTTTCTTTGGACAGATTTTAGAGGTGGATGGGCAGGAGCAACAGATTTCATCT